ACTAGATTATAAGGAGAATTAAATGAGTATTTTTGAAAAACCCAAGAGAGAGATTACGAAGGTATTCCTTCATTGCTCTGCATCGAATAGACCGAACCATGATAATGTTGAAGTCATTCGTTCGTGGCATAAGCAAAGGGGCTGGAGTGATATTGGATACCATTATTTCATTCGGTCTGATGGTACAATTGAGAAGGGTAGAGATATAGAGAAGAAGCCTGCTGCTCAGGCTGGGCATAATACAGGAACAATTGCTATTTGTTTGCATGGCTTATACCCACAAGATTTTACTATGGCGCAGTATGATTCTGTTTATATGCTATGTAAGGCAATTGATGATGTATATGATGATCGACGAATTTCATTTCATGGACATTCTGAAGTTTCACCGAAGCCCTGTCCAGTATTTGAATATCGTGCGGTATTGAAGTTGGATAATTTGGGAATTATGGTTGGCGACAATGATGATGTCCCCCAGCCTCCCTTGATTGTATTTTCTCGCGGTCTTGAAGTTGTTCGCTTGCAGCGACAGTTGAATACTTGGCTGGATGATGCAAAGGGAGATGCTGATCCTGATCGTCTGATCGTTGATGGTATTTTTGGTCAGCACACTCAGCTTATTGTGATGCAATTTCAAAAGTATAATGAACTTGAAGTGGATGGAATTGTTGGTCCACGAACGAGATTGAAGTTGCCTGTTGTTCAACCCCAAGAAGCATCGTACTAGGAGTTTTTATAATGGGTATTAAAATTTTAAGATTGGTTACTGGTGAAGACGTAATTGGAGAAGTTTCTGTTGATGATGCAGATGGTTATGTAGTAAACAAGCCCGCTCTTATTGGAATGGTTAATGATCCTTCTGGAAATCCCAGCATGGCACTTCAGAGGTATCTGCCACATTCCGAAGAGGGTGATGACGTTGCGATTAGAATTGGTTCTAGTCATGTTATCTTTTCGTTTGCTCCATTAGCAGAGATTGTTGAACATTATGGCAAAGCATTTTCTGGTTCTGAAGGTGATGTTATTTCGTGAGTTTTTATACAAATGTCCAACATTATAAGGACAACATTCTGCTTCGTGGAGTGAGGGACGGAAAGCGTTTTTCGGAACGTGTGAAGTATAGCCCCACGTTGTTTGTCGATTCTCAAAATGAAAGTGAATACAAGACCCTTGACGGAAAACGTGTATCTCCGATTCTGCAAAGCGGAATTAAGGATGCCCGTAAAACGCTAAAGCAATATAGTGGAGTTTCTAATTTCCCTGTTTATGGGAATACTAATTTTCATTATTGCTACATTAGCGATGAGTATTCTGATAAGATTGATTATGATCCGAATCAGATTGTTGTTGCCAATATTGATATTGAGGTTGGTTCCGAGAGTGGGTTCCCGTATCCTGAAAGTGCAGTCGAGCCGATCATTGCAATCTCTATGAAAATTGGAGACAAGATGTGGGCGTTGGGTTGTGAGGATTTTGATTCGCCTTCTCATGTGGAATATGTTAAATGTGATGATGAAGAACATCTTCTCTTAGAGTTCCTTGATATATGGAGTAGAGATTATCCCGACATCGTGACGGGGTGGAATGTTGAATTTTTTGATATTCCTTATCTGATGAATCGTATTGAAAAGAAACTTGGTAAGCTCAAGCATGAATTCACTCCCGGCGAAGATGAATACACGGCAGCAAAGAAACTTTCTCCTTGGAAAATAGTATATACTCGATCTGTTCCTACAATTGGGGGTAAGGAGCAACAAGCGGGATTTCTCTCGGGGATTAGTGTTCTTGATTATCTGAAGATGTATCGTAAGTTTACATACACGAATCAGGAAAGTTATCGTCTCGATTATATTGCCAGCGTGGAGATCGGTGAGAAGAAGCTATCGTATGATGAATACGATTCTTTGCATCAATTGTATAAGCAAAACTTTCAGAAGTTTATTGAATACAATATTCGCGACGTTGAACTTGTGGATCGTATTGATGCGAAGATGAAATTGATTGACATGGTTTTTGCTCTTGCCTATACGGCAAAGGTAAATTATAGTGATGTGTTCTCGCAGGTTCGTATGTGGGATACTATGATCTTTAATCATCTTCGTAAGAAGAATATTGTTATTCCTCTGAAGAGTAAAGAAGATAAGAATGCTCGATATGTAGGTGCCTATGTTAAAGATCCTATTGTTGGAATGCACGATTGGATTGTTTCGTTTGACTTGAATAGTTTGTATCCGCATTTGATTATGCAGTACAATATTTCACCGGAGACTTTGGTTCCGCGTGAAGATGCTCCGAATGAAGTGGTTCAAAGCTGTGACCTCGGTGGTCGTAAAACCATTTCCAGTATTCGACATATTATTGAAAAGGAGTTTGATACTTCTGCGTTGCAGGATAATGACCTTACGGTTACGCCGAACTTTCAATTCTTCTCGCGAGAGATCCGTGGATTTCTTCCAGAGATGATGGACGACTTGTATAGCAAGCGTGTCGAGTCAAAGCAGAAGATGATTGAAGCACAACAGAAGTTGCAACACGCTCATGCGAGTGAGAAGTATGATATTGAGAAAGATATTTCTCGATATAAGAACGATCAGCTTGCTCGTAAGGTACAATTGAATAGTGCCTATGGTGCATTGGGTAATCAATATTTTAGATATTACGATATTCGATTAGCCGAAGCGGTAACTAAGTCGGGTCAGCTTTCGATTCGTTGGATTGAAACAAAGGTAAATGAGTATTTAAATGAGTTGTTGAATACGTCTGATGTTGACTATATCGTTGCTTCCGATACCGATAGCATTTACATTACGTTGGCTGGACTTGTTGATCGAGTTTTTCCAGAGGGTGCCTCTACGGAAAAGATCGTAAAGTTTTTGGATAAGGTTAGTTCTGAGAAGTTCGAGCCGTTCATTGACAAGTGTTACGATGAGCTTGCAGAGTATCTGAATGCCTATGACCAAAAGATGTCGATGAAGCGAGAGGTCATTGCAAACAAAGGATTGTGGACTTCAAAGAAGCGATACATCCTTAATGTGTTTGATAATGAGGGTGTTCGATATTCAGAACCCAAGCTAAAGATCATGGGCATCGAGGCAGTCAAGTCTTCTACACCAGAGGTGTGTCGAGATAAGATTCGTGAAGCCTTGGCAATGATGATGACTGGAACCGAGGATGATATAATTAAGTTTATTGAAACCTTCAGGGAAGAATTTAAAGCTCTTCCTGCTGGAGATGTTGCTTTTCCTAGAGGGGTTAATGGTATTCAAAAATATCGAACCCATAGTAATAGTAGATCACTTGATGATTCTGTTGTCGTAGATCCGGTATATGCAAAAGGAACTCCGGTTCATGTTAAGGGAGCGATCCTATATAATCATATGGTTCGAGAGTGTAAGTTGAGTCGTCGATATGAACTAATACATGATGGAGATAAAATTAAGTTTGTTTATTTAAAGGAGCCAAATCCAACGAAGGATTCGGTTATTGCAATTGTTAATAATCTTCCGGTTGAGTTTGGTTTGGATTCCTATATTGACTATGATAAACAGTTTGAAAAGGCATTTGTTTATCCTCTAGAGATTATTCTAGATAAGATTGGGTGGAGAGCAAAAAACGTGTCTACGCTAGACCAGTTTTTCGTATAAGGAGATAATTCTATGATTGATGCAAATATTTCTGCTCAGGCGGCGGGTGGAGTTTTAGAAGAGGGAATAAATGATATTACCAAACATGGTGTATATCTTTTAATGTCCGAGGTCAGCGCCGAAACGATAAAGCCAGTTATTGAATGGATCATTAAAAATAATTTATACGTTGATCCATTTGAGAAGTTGTCTTTATTAATTAACTCGCCCGGAGGATCTGTCTCTGATGCGTTTGCGTTGATTGATGTGATGAAGGGTTCTCAAATTCCTGTGGAGACAATTGGAATTGGGGAAATTTCTAGTTCTGGTTTAATGATTTTCATGGCGGGGCAGAAGGGGTTCCGAAGATTGACCCCGAACACTCAAATTCTTTCTCATCAATATAGTTGGGGAAACTATGGCAAAGAGCATGAACTCTTTAGTCAGGTCAAGGCATTTGAGTTGACATCCAAGATGATCGTCGATCATTATAGGAAGTGTACTGGGTTAAGTGAAAAGAAAATTCGTGAGTTTCTTTTGCCGCCGGAAGATCGTTGGTTGAGTTCCAAGGAGGCATTGAAGTTAGGGCTTTGTGATGAAGTAAAGGAGTTATATTAATGTCAGTTAGTGAAGCAAGTAAGAAGGTGAGATCGTCAAGTTTCTTTGATGGTCTTGCAAAGCAAACTGGAAATGCGTTCATTGGTCAATTTTCAGATGTAGAGAATTATATTAACACGGGATCGTATGTGCTGAATGCATTATTGTCTGGATCTATCTACAAGGGATTGCCCGGAAATAAGATTACTGCATTTGCAGGTGCATCGTCCACAGGCAAAACATTTTTTGTGTTGAGTGTGGTCAAACAATTCTTGGATGATAATCCTGATGGTGGGGTGATGTTCTTTGAGAGCGAGTCTGCAATTACAAAAGAGATGTTAGTTGAGCGAGACATTGATCCAAATAGATTAATTATAATCCCAGTTGCAACAGTTCAAGATTTTAAGACACAGGCATTGAAGGTGGTTAATGGATATTTAGATGATACCAACAGACCTCCGATGTTGGTTTGTTTGGATAGTCTTGGAATGTTGTCAACGACAAAGGAGCTTGCTGATTCTGAAGATGGTAAGGAAACCAAAGACATGACGCGCCCCGGAACTATTCGGGCTGCGTTCCGAGTTCTTACTTTAAAGCTAGGAGCAGCAAAGGTTCCGATGTTGGTAACGAATCATACCTATGAT